TGGTTTTGAAATTCCGGAAAGTGCCACCGCCGTACACGGCATCACAACCAAAATGGCGTGTGAGATGGGCCATCCTTTGAAAAATGTAATGGATTGCTTTTCCCGTGATTTAATGGCAGCCGATATCATCGTTGCTCATAATCTCAGTTTTGATATAAACATTGTTGGAGCTGAGTTCTTACGAGTTAAAGTTGATAATGATTTGACCATGAAAGGTATATGTTGCACAATGCAATCATCTACGGAGTACTGCGAATTACCTGGAATGTTTGGCTATAAATGGCCTAAGCTATCTGAATTGTATTATAAATTATTTGATAATGATTTGAAAGACGGTCACGATGCCATGATTGATACTAAAGCATGCGCAAAATGCTTTTTTGAATTAAAACGACTTGGGGTGATACAATTATGAAATTTGCAGTTCCCCGTGGCCCAATTCCAGGCAGGAAACGTGACCAGTATATCTCATCTGGGTGGTAAATAAATGTGCGCCTTACAATTAACCCAGGTACAGGCTGCTAGGCTTCAAACACTTGGCACCCGTGGCAATCCTGGGGGTAAGAGAAAACAAACATACATGTCTGGTGATAAGATCCAAGCAGTGAAACGTTTGCTCCAGGAGGGCAAAACACAGCGACAAATCATGATGGAAGTACACATTTCAAATGAAAGCATCACTAAAATAAGGCGTGGTAGTTTGAATTGAACCGTAATTCTCAATCGATTACGGTAATATAATTATAATTATATATATCAAACCCCAAACTGCGTTAAAAATATACCCTTTATTTTCAAATGTTAAAACCCATCAGGATTGAATTCAAAGGCGCTGGTTGGCATGGACATACTAAACCAATATAATATACTATTTTTATATAATACCCATTCAAATCAAAGCCACATCCACCCTCAAGCATGTTAGTGCTTAATTGGTCTAACTGTTTATATTATTTCTCAAGAGTGAATGAGATAAAACACTATTTTGAGATAATAACCACCACGCATAATTAAGACACAAAATATTAATGATGAGTATAGGCAAACCATAAATATATTAACACATATTTAATATATTAAAGTATGACAATTGATTTTTCTTTACTTGGTACATCAAAAAAGGTTCAGGCACGCCGATATGAAGTGTTATCTTTGATGGTCAAAGCCTTTACCCCGACAGAGATACAAAGTACGTTACAAATCTCATTCAAAACAATTGAGAATGACATTAGTTATATCCGATCGCATCCGCTTCACCTTCTCTCTACTAAAATTGCAAAAGATTTGAACAATTCCGCATATGAATTGAAAATCAGAGAACTTGAACTGGTCGCTAATCAGTTAGAACATGCTAGAGAGTTGGAACATGATAGCACTAGCATCGGCTCTGTTTCACGAGAGTGGTTAATCCTTCAAGATTTAATTCGCAAAACCCGCGTAGATTCGTTAAAATTACAAGGATTAATGAACGAAAAAATAGAACACGAGTTCAAAAATCCGATTCAAATATCATGGCCAAAGAAACCACAAGAGAGGTAATTATTCCTTACGGTTATGATCCGCACACGTTAAGCCCAACCGGTCCTTTACCGGCCCAGGAGGCATTCCATTTCAATCCTAATAAAAATAGATTATATTCCGGTGCGTTCAGAGCAGGTAAGACCCGGGCCGGTTCCCATGAAGCGATCAGGTTATCAGTAGACTATCCAGGTAATGTAGGATTAATTTGTAGAGATACTTTCAAAGAACTGGAACGCACAACCATGAAAACCTTTTTTGAAGTAATTGCAGTCTATGAAGACGCTCTTGGCGGAACATTAGGAGATGCAAGGTATAACAGTGACGGCATCACCGGGTTCCGTGCTCAAAAAATGGAATATCATTTCAATAACGGAAGCATGATTTATTTTGCTCATGCTGACAATGCAGCGCAATTTAAATCAATGGAATTAGGTTGGTTCTGGTTGGATGAAGGTACTGAACTGGCCGAAGATATCTTTATCATGCTGTTATCCCGGTTGAGTTTAACATCAATCCCCAGCACAGAATTGAAAGGATTCATCACCACGAACCCCGACACATTTGGGAACTGGGTATATCGCTGGTTCTACGAAAAAGGGTTATCTGATTATTCAGTTATTGAAACCACATCATATGATAACCCATATCTGCCGGATGGATATGTGAATACGCTTGAAGATGCGTATGATGAAGATTTACAGGCCCGGTACTTAAAAGGAAAATGGGGTAACCTGGAAGGAATGGTTTACAAAAGTTTCGATTATAACACACATGTTCAAAATTTTGAATTACCCGGCAACATTACAAAATACCGGATGATAGATCATGGTTTCACAAATCCATTTGTATGTCTATGGGGCGCCATAGATTCAGATAATCGGTATTATATTTATGATGAAATCTACGAACGTAAAATGTTAGTATCCGATTTAGCAACTATAATCTTGAACAAACACCCAGGCGATTACATCACATTTGCGGATCCCTCTGAAGCCGAAGGGAACGCCACACTTAAAAAAGCAGGAATACGTATATCAAAAACAAAAAACAACGTCATACAAGGCATCCAGGCCGTGCAGGGTGTGTTAAAAATCCGAGGAGATGGTAAACCAGGTATATTTATCCATCCCCGATGTAAAAACCTAATCAAAGAATTTAATTTGTATAAATGGAGGGTATCGGATGGTCGAGTTAATGAAAAAGAGGAGCCGATGAAATTGAATGACCACGCTGCCGACAGCCTACGCTATTTCATTTTTTCAACAATTAATACCAGCAGTGATTATACTGGCTTCACAACTGCACAATCCAATATGCGGAAAATCCCTTCCCTTGGCTCTCCAAACACCGGGATTCCCGGGTTGTAATTAATAAATTACTTATACGTTAACGTCATATTATATATTGTACCTGTAGTTCAATGGTAGAACGTTAAATTTCCATCTTCGTTTGTACTCCTTCGGGCTGTGTAGAAAATGGTTACTTCGCTTCAGACGAAAAGATATTGGTTCGAATCCAATCAGGTACGTCAAAAAGCAGGAGTGGCTCAGTGGCAGAGCACCAGGAATAACTGCCTGCAATCGTTTGTTCTCCTTCGGGTTGCGTAGATTGCAGATACTTCGAACCTGGGTGTCGGTGGTTCGAATCCACCTTCCTGCGTTCTCCTCATAATAGAGGTTGTGAAATATATGAAATTCAATAAACCAAATACAGTCGAGCGTCAGATGGAAAACCACACTGATGCAGTACCAAACTATGAAGGTGGCCTATCCTTCTCAGTGGATTCTTGTACTGAACTATACCTCCGAGCAGCAACATGCTTAGTAGGCGAACCAAAATTCTATGAATCTGCTAACTTCGCAAATCAAGAATTGGTAAAAGCCATTCACAACGTATTGAAAACCGATCCTGATTTTGTATTGCAGTTAGCAGTTTACTGTCGGGAACAGATGCACTTGAGGTCAGTACCATTGGTGCTGTGTGCCGAATATGTTAATATCGCACCCGGTACAGTCCCAGGCGCAAGGAAATATATTAGTAGAGTTATCCAGCGAGCTGATGAACTGTCAGAACTAATCGCTTACCAGCTCGAGCGAAATAAAGTTGCACCACGAAAAACAAAACTACCAATGGCAATTAAGGCAGGTGTGGCCGATGCATTCCCGAAATTTGATACTTATTCCCTTGGAAAGTATAATCGTAATGGTGCAGTCAAACTGAGAGATGCACTATTCATGACACACCCCAAACCTAAAAACGATACGCAAAAAGAAGATTGGGATAAACTTGCTGCTGGAACACTCGAAACACCCATTACCTGGGAAACTCAGCGGTCTGGTGGTTTGATGAATTGGAGTGAGGTGATTCATACTATCTTCAACAAAGATGGTAAAATTAATAATTACATGGCACAATTGCGTAACCTACGCAACGTGATGAAAAGTAAAGATGTCACAAATGAAGACATAAAACTTATGTGTAATATGTTATCTACACCAGGCGCTGTTCGTAAATCAAAACAATTACCGTTTAGATTCTTATCTGCATATCGTATTGTCAAAGCCCTGAAACATCCAATGACAAATAGTGTATTGGATGCTCTGGAAGATGCAGCAGCCGTATCTAGTGAGAATTTACCCAAATTATCAGGCACAACTCTAATTGCCAGTGATGTGAGTGGCAGTATGTCATGCACACCAATATCTAATAATTCTACTATCTATCCTTACGATATAGGTATAATATTAAGCTCTATAGCGCATCAGTTCTGTAATGATTCCATAACTGGAATATTTGGCACAGAATGGAAACAAATGTCAATGAGCAGAAGGTCTGGCATTTTGTCCAATGTCACTGAAATGCACAGCTATGATAATGATGTTGGATGGGCTACGAACGGGTATAAAGTAATTGAATATTTGCTTGAAAACAACATCAAAGTAGATAGAATTATGATATTTACAGATTGTCAATTATGGGATAGTTACCACGACCACAACTTTGCATCTACGTTCATCAAGTACCAGCGCAAGAATCCTACTGTTCAATTATATTTATTTGATTTAGTGGGATATGGCAGTGTTGTAGTCCCACAAAATACAAAGAATATATGCTTTGTAGGTGGATGGTCTGATAAGATATTTGACTTTATAGAAGCGTTCGAATCAAAAGGCGCCTCTGCTATTGAAAGTATAAGGGCCATTAAACCCTAACATTTTTTGGGATTGATATAATGAAACGAATTAATGTTATGGTTTCTGATGAAGCAAAAGAGATCATATTAAAATTTCAAAAAAATCATAACCTTTCAACGTTAGACGAAACTGTAAATCAATATATCATTGGCCAGAATATAATTTTAGAGTAAAAATTATAAAAAAGATATCCTCAATGATTTGTCATGCTTTCAATAATTCCAATACTGCCACCCGTATTGCATCTTTTGTTGAGGGTTCATTAGATATTAATTTTAATTGTACCAATTCTCCCTCAGTTAACAGGGCTTGTACATGAACTATCTTCTTAGATGTAGTAATTGGATTGTCGAGCGATACTTCATTTAATTGATTTAATATACTTTCAATTCCTGGATGCCTGGTTTCCGATTGTTCAGAATACATTTCACGCAGAATTTCAAACACTTCAAAGGCGTATTCATCTTTTAATTTAATGTCAATCATTATTTCACTCCATTTTCAATTCATACGAAAACATATAAGTAGTTATACTCATTATTATAATATGTCGAACAGTGAGCTGGACAGGTATGGTATATCCCCACCAACGGGCCATCTACTGAAGAAGACAAGTGAGGGGATACTATCAATTTTCAATCAGAGCAATGCATTTGTTGTTCTGGGAAAATCGAAAACAAACCTGGGTCTAAAGACTGGATTCCAGAAGACCCAACAAAATCTCACCACCATTGTACAGAATGTGGGTTGGTGGATTACATCCCTGAATCTACTCAATCCCCCCCATCCAATGGCGAGCGTTTCACCCAATATCGTCATTGGTGGGGGCAAACGAGAAATAGTTTATAATAAATAAATATCGTCATCGGGTGCGCTCATTTGTAAAAATAGACTCCCACACCTGCGCACCTGTTGATATTTTCATAAAGTTTTTAGTTATTGGGTACGCTTTTTTCCTGTTTAGATCCCACACCCCTCAGCGTACCCTTAACATTTTTATTTGAATCTGAGCGTCATCTATGCCAACCGCAAAAATCACAAAAACCAATAAAAAACAAGCGGCAGCCACGAAAGAATCTGGGGAAGTGTATATATCTTCAACAGGTAATTATTATAAATCTCCTGATATATCAGCCGACCAAATCAGGGATTATGAAAAGAATGTGTACCTGTCCGGGCTCATTCTCACACAGATAAACTTATTATTTTGCGATAAATACACCATCACAGTCCTTGACAAATCAGGTACACAAGATGAAAAGGTTGCACTTGACATAACGAAAATGTGCGACGCACCAGATGTTAGATTATGGCCAAAAATCCAAATAGCATGGGTAGAGGAATTCAAATATGGAACTGCGCTTTTCAATGATGTTTGGAATTATGACCAGACAGGGGTGTATCAATTACAAAAACTCAGGCATCTCCACTCTAAATCTTTTGATACTGCTCCACTTGATAATAAAAAAATATACTCTCAACTATTACAGGGTATAACGCTGAATGCTGCTGGTGAAATCCAATATTATCAAACCAATTCAGGCAAACCAAAAAAGATTGATAATGTATGTATGATAAAAAACCCTACAAGCACTGAACTGGCCGGTGAATCCACAGTCTTACCCATAATCCCAATAATATCCATGCTGAAATTCGGTTGGGATACGCAGATGCAGCAGGCCAACCGGACCGGCGCAAAGATTTTATTTTTGAAAGTAACAGAACCGCAGGCTGCGAGTGAACAAAATGGAAATTTTTCAGACGTTGAATTTGCTGAAAATATTTTAATGAATTGGGGTAAAAATACCAGTTTTGTTTTGCGGGAAAATATGGAAATCATTGACCCGCATATTAAAGATGATTCAAATGTACTTGAAATCATTGCAGCATTAAACCAGATGTTGATTGATTACGTTTCCCCTATCAACCTCCTCACAGCAGCGGATGATTCAGCTAAATTAGGCGGGTCTGACAGTCAACGCATGGATTTGATACTGCGCTATATCCGCACAGTCCACAATTGGCTAGAGGAAGCATTTGAACAATTATTACAGAAATACCTTGACGTAAATGGATACGATGGATATACAGTCAATATCCACATCCCTAAACCTGAAATCAATACATCTGAAATAGACATCAGGCGGGCAGAGGTCGGCGCAGCTAATAAAGCACTCACACAAAACGAAATTAGAACATTATTAGGTGAAGATGAATTAGATGAAGAGGGCCTTACTGAATTAGAAAATTATTATAAACGAATCCAGCCAACCGCATCACCCTTTAGTTTGATGTCATCTGCAGCAGCTCCTGATCCCAAATTTCAAAATGCTGACAAAGAAATCGTCAAAGATACCACTGAAGAGCTATTGAGTGTTGGAAAAAAGTTAAGTGAGCGGTTAATTGCTGCGCTGGATAATGAATTATGAAACCCGATACTCGAAAAGCTATAGACCTGGCAATTGACGATTATAATGAAGATATAATCACAGCGTTAACCGGGGTGGTTGTCACTGCTCATGTTGCTGGTGATTTGATAGCGCATAAAGATTTAGGGTTGCCTGTTATTGAATTGAGAGTGCAGGAATCTGCATTAGAGTTCGGGAAAGAGTATAGTAAATTATTGAGAGATGAAGGAGCCAGCATCATCCAGGGTAAAAAAATCCCTTGGCTTGCAGAACATACCGAGCATACCAGGCAACAGGTATATGACATTGTTGAGACTGGATTGAAAGAAGGTAAACCTGTTGCAAGTATTGGCGGTAAAACAGGAGTTCCCGGCACTGTTGCAGACGATTTAAAACAGCTTGCAATCAGAGATAAAGATTATGAATTTGTACGCATTGCACGTACAGAAACGGCCCGGATACAAAACCAGGGAACGTTGAATCGATATGCAGAAAACGACATCACGCACGTAGATGTTCATGACGGTTTAGATTTTGATGAAGCGTGCCGGGCTGCTAATGGTCAAGTATGGACAGTTGAATATGCTAAAAGTCATGAACTTGAGCACCCAAATTGCACACGGTCATTCAGTCCCGTTATACCCGACAATTGGGAACCGCCTAAATAATCATCTCTTGGTCTGTCATGTGCCTATCACCAGGAGTAATTAACATAGTGTTCGGAAGTAAATAATTATGTGGTTTATAAAAATTGTGCCAGTTTTTAAGAAGCATTTGAGTGTATTCAATATCAGATATCGAAGGGTCAGTCACTTTAATAAAAATCTCATTTGAATTTGTACCCATAAATTTACCCTAATATAATATTAACTTCATCATATAAATAAAGTAAGGAAATGATACAATGGAATTATCACCAGCAGAAAGTCCAAACGAATTTAGATTTGATGGCGCAATATTGAATAATATGGGTTCAATCATCAAGATAAGGAATGTATATCTCTATATTGAACCAGAAGATCAAAACAATGAACAAATTATAAACGATAAAATCTCATCTGAATTTGGATATAGCGGTGTCGGTACAAATTACATTTACCCTTATAATCCTTCCTTGAAAATTGGGGACGAAATATCCAGTGACATTGAACCTCTTAACACAATTACAATTCTCGTTTCGTCTTTGGAATCTGATATATTCACATCAGCTAAAAGTGATACATCCGATTGGATACCTGTCGCAGCAGCTGGCCAGCCGTCATTTATAATGGCTTTAAAATCAGGTGCGGTTACACCAAAACTAACGGAACAAAAATTTACAATCACTGAGGATGCATTAAAAAACAGCGTAGATTCATGGAAGGATGGATATGTCAATGTCAATCATAGCATAGGTGGAAAAAGTAATAATTTCAAAATCAAGGATGCTAAGTATGAAAAAGGGTTATTATATCATCAATTTGCCCCTGAAACGGCAGAATTCATACGTAATGAATCATCGTCGGGAACCAGTATTGAAATTAAACCACTCAAAATCAAAGATAAACAAGTAGTTGAATTAAGAGGAAAAGGATTATCTGTATTATATCCACCATCAAAACCAGCATGCACACCAGAAATGGGATGCAGTTCACTATCACCTTCAAATAATCAAATATTTCAAGATACACAAAATTCAATTCAAACGATATTCACTAAATTAGCTGATAAGCTAAAATCACATTCACCCGGGTCAAACCCGGTTGAGGAACAGACGGGTAATGTTGGCGTATTAGCCAGTTCCAGAAACCCAAACCTAAACGTGGAGGTAAATAAAATGGACGACATCGAAAGACTAACATCTGAAAAGATCGCAGTCGAGAAAAGCAGAGATGAGGCGTTGACGGAAATAGAAACCCTGAAATCCTCACTTACAGAGACGGAAAGTGCTCTTACAGAAAAGGACACAGCCATCTCAGATAAGGATATCCTTATCGCAGAACAGACCGAACAGCTCAAAGCATATCAAGATACAGAAGCTGCAGCTGCAGAGAAATTGAAAGATGATCAGTGGGAAACCCTTAAATCCAGTATTCCACCTGGCAAAATCCATGAGAAAGAGGATGAAGCTAATATGAAACAGGAATTCATGAATGATCCCGCAGCATTTTCCGTGAAAATGGTATCCTGGGATCGGGAAGACCCGCGCGGTGAATCCGGTGCAGAGTTCACAGAAGATGAAGATTCCAAGTCCGGCGCAACCACTGGTGTGTATACACCCGGTAAAGGCTATGAGGTGGTCTAAATGACAAACATAGGATTCCAGCCAGCCGCTAATGATGTGGTGCAGGCATTCGCACGAGCACCCGAACAACTCCGGATAGGTCCTAATGCAACCGCTGCAGCAATGCTCCCTGGAGTTGCCGTTGAGTTTGACACTACTGATAATGAAGTCAAGGAATGCAGTGCAGGTGGCGCAGCTATTGGCATATTGGGATATGCAGAAGCAAACCCTAACTTTAAGCCCGCTACGCAATTAACCGCATATGCAATCGGTGACTCTGTACCTGTTTATAACGGTCCAGGTCGTGTGCTTGCATACCTCACCGAAACGGTTGTAAAAGGTGAAGCATTAATCCTTTCAGCAAATGGACAGTTTGGTAAGAGAGCTGCTGCCGTTGATGGGCATTGTGCAACTGTTGCACAGTCGAGAACCGGTATAGGTCGTGCCTGGATTAATCTCACAGGAGTGTGATTATTATGGTAAGCGCATTAGAGAAAATCGGGAAATATCTCGATAGAGAAATAGTTCCAGTCCTGCAGGGAGATAGTATTATCAGGAAACTGATTCCACTCAATACTGAACTGAGCGGTAAAGGTATTGGCTTAACTGCTGTTGAAACATTCAACTACGCAGCTACAGGCGGCGCATCAACTGACTATATGATTCATGAAAGTCAGGCCGGAACGATGGACGTCACAAGCGATGTTCTAAAAATCCCAGTCCAGCAACAGGAAATCACAATTGATGCCCGGACCTGGAAAATGATGACTGCTAATGGCACAAACATTGAATCAGATGCATCTGCAGAGATGGCTGCTAATATTTCAGTTGAACAGGATACCAATGGTATCGCTGGATGGAAACCTAACGGTACAGACGTGGAAATAGACGGATTATATTCCGTTGCAGGAAATACATATAGTGGTGCCAGTTTCGCTACATATGGTAATGCTATAGCTGCTGTAGCAGGTGCAAAGAAACTCTTGAAAGCGGATAACATCCGATCACCTGCATATAATCTTACCCTAAACGGTGACCAGTTCGCAGAACTTGACGCCAGCGAATCCACAAGCGGGATTGAAGAATGGGGTAAAGTTGAGAGAATGCTGGGTGAAGGCGGTGCAATCTTTGAATCTAATGATTTGGCGACAAGTACAGGCATGGTAACACCAATTGCCAGTCAAGAGAATAAAAGGTTCTTTGACTTGATTGAAGCTCAGGCACCCACAAACCGCGTTTTCGTGATTGGTGACCCTGAAACCAGCCCAGTCCATATTCGGCAGGTCGCAGCGTTCACTCAAAGATATAAGCACCTTGACTCCAGTGACCTGGACCCCTGTGTCTGTTCAGTAATAAGTATCTAAGCAGGTGGAAACGATGAAATTCATTAGCAAAATGAATAGAATAGATTGGGTTGGTAATCCCGGCCCGGTCATTCGTCGAGGTGAAGAGATTGAAATGGATGAATGTGACCAGACTGATACATGGCTCCAGATGGGATATGTTTCTATCAAGCAGCCGAGTGTATCTTTATCTGAATCAGATTCCAAACATAAACCCAAACCCAAACCTGCGCTAGATTCTAAAAGCAATAAAATAGCAGACGCAGAAACCGGACCAGTAAAAACCCCCTGAGGTGTTACGGCACCTCACCCCTTTATTTATATTGATACGGAGAATCTAAAATGGCAAGCTTCACCTTAGTTAATAATCTTGAAAGTTTAGTAGTGGATAACCCATTAACAGCAACCGCCACCACACTTAATGTAAATCCAGGTGATGGTGTTAATTTTCCCTCTACATTTCCATATAGGTTAACGATTTGGGATGATGTAACATATCCAGACCCTTCCGATGATCCCAATGCTGAGATTGTGGAAGTTATTAACAGGACAGTAGACGCACTCAACATCACTCGAGGACACGAGGGCACTACTGGTGTAGTGCATGCTTCAAGTTCAAGAGTAGCCATGCTCATCACTGCTGGTATGTTCAACGATGCAGTCTATGGAATTACCACAAAACTTGACAATATTGAACCTGGCGCCGATGTTTCCGCAAATAACCCCCCTCAGGCGCATGCTGATTCGCATACGAATAGTACTGATGATGTTCAAGATGCTACATCTACACAAAAAGGTCTTGCCACATCTACACAAATCACAAAACTTGATGGTGTTGAGGCTGGAGCTGAAGCAAACAATATTTTTGATACTGATGCCACTGATTTAACAGATGGGGGAGAAACCACATTACACAGTCATGCAGGCGGTAGTGGTGCAGTAGATTCAGTATTTGGTAGAACTGGTGTAGTTGTTGCAGCGCAGGATGATTATGATCATTCTCAATTAGATACAATTGGTGCAGACGATCATCATAATGAAAGTCACAATATTGTAAGCCATTCTGATACTGACGCCACAGGTGCTGAACTCAATACCTTAACAGACGGCAGTAATGCTGATAGTTTGCATAGTCATAGTGGTTCAGGTGCTGGCGACATGACCATGGCCGTCTATGATGTAAACGGTAATGGTATTGTGGACAATTCTGAGGCATTACAGGACGGTGTTGGTACAAAGACGTATTCAGACATATCAACTGAAATAGATAGTGATATATCAACTCATACGACAGATAGTGACGCACATCATACAGAGATTCACACAATTGTATCTCATGATACGGTAGTGACTGGTGCACAATTAGACGCTGATCATACAAAACTGTCAGGAGTTGAAACAGGTGCAGACGTTACTGCAGACAATCCCCCTCAAGCACACGCAGCATCACACGTAAATGGTACAGACGACATCCAAAACGCTACAAATGCAGTAAAAGGATTGGCGACTGCTGCTCATATAACTGCGGTTGAAGCCAATACAGCTAAAACTACCAATTCAACGCATACTGGTGACGTTATTGGTTCGGGTGCATTGACATTAGAAGATGTAGCAATTTCAAATAAAACATTAGTAACAGCGGTTGGTGCAGACCATGTATTAATCGGTGATTCAAGTGATTCAGATAATCTCAAAAAGGCATTAATTTCAGATTTTGCAAGTGCCGGCGGTGATATGTCCGCAGCCGTATATGACCCAAATACTATTGCTGATGATGCATTTGACATGACTAATATGGTTGAGGGTGCATCACATAAAATCTTATCAAGTACTGAACGTATGAAACTTACTTCGGTTGCCCCTAATGCAGACGTTACGGGTGATAATCCCCCCCAGGCACACGATTTATCAGGATCACTACATAATAACACATTACTCGCAGCACTGAATACTAAAATCACAGACGCTACACTCATCGACACTGGAGATGCCAGACTTAGCGATAGCAGAACTCCAACTGCACATACTGTTTCACATCAAAATGGTGGTTCTGACGAACTTAATGTAACCGGATTATCTGGACTATTGGCCGACTCACAAACACCACTCACACACGATCTTAACTCGCATGGTTCATGTACGTTAGCTGAACTCTCTGCAGACGTCAGCGATGCAACGCTGATTGATACAGCAGATTCACGTCTTAGTGATGATAGAAACCCCACAGCACATGCAGCAGAGCACACTGATGGCACAGATGATATTCAATCTGCAACGAATGCACAGAAAGGTGTAGCAACTGCAGCACACATCACGAAACTTGAAGGTATCGATACAGGTGCAGATGTAACAGGTAGTAATCCACCACAAGCTCATGATTTAGATTCACATAACGCTTGTACTTTGGCTGAATTATCAGCTGATATAATTGATGCTACATTAGCAAGCACAGCGGGCACTGAAACCCTCACAAATAAAATAATTGAACTTGATGATGCTTTAGGAACCAACCTCACATATGAAGGAATCACCATTGATGATACAGTGGGCGAGGCAGTGGTGTTTGGTAATTTATTATATATGAAATCAGACGGTAAATGGTGGAAAGCTTCTAGTGCTGTAGCCAGTGGTGCAGAATTCCCTGTAACAGCAATGGCCGTGGCAACTATCGCAGCGGATGGCGCAGGCAAACTTTTGTTACAGGGCACTGTAAGAAATGATAGTTGGAACTTTACGACACTTGGAAAAGTATATTGTGGTGTAGATGTACCTACCCATACCCAACCAACCACATCAGGACATACCGTACAGATAGTTGGTGTAAGTTTAGATGCAGATAGAATGTATTTTAATCCAGATAATACATATGTGGAGTTAGCTTAATGGCATGCGATAATGTATTTGATAGTTATCCTGTATCAGATTGGGATTCTAGTGAAACATTAAATTCAGCGGATGATTCAGTTGGGCAAGCGTTTGTATCACCCGCAGTTACTACAAATCTATGCAAAGTTGAATTTTACACAAGAGTATATGTTAATGATCACTCAAAAACAATTCAAGCCAGACTTTATGCTTGTACAGGAACTCCTGGAACTGATGGAGTACCTACTGGTTCTGCATTGGCAGTATCAGCTGAAGTAGTCCTGACTTCACCTGAGTTATCATACAGTGTTAAAAGCTTCGATATTTCATACAGTCTTGCTGCAAGTACAAATTATTGCATTTTGTTGTGGTGCAATGCGAGTGGTACATCGGATATCATTAGAGTTGGTACGGATGCTTCATCACCTACACATGCTGGCAACAATTTTAGAAACGGAGTCCAACTTGCAAAGGATACAATTTTTTATTTATATTCTGATGAATCTACAAGTGGATGGACAGGTACAATTAATGGAATAACTGATCCTTCACACATTAATGGAATATCGGTTGCTAATATATCAAAGGTGAACGGGTTATGACATTCGGAAGTTTCAAATTCAATCAATCAAAATACAATGCACCGTTTGTGTACACAAGCTGGATTCCTCCGGTTACATTACCACCAGCGAGTCGCACAATATTTGTATTGAATGAATGCCGAATATATCACGTTAGAGAAAATGGATGTTGTGATAGGAGATAATCAATGACATACACCCCATTCATCAAAGACCCACAAGCGATTTTAGATTATGGGTTTAATTGGGCAGACTGGTTACAATCAGGTGAAGCGATTCTCACTCATATCATAACTGTTACAAGTGGCCTTGTAATGATGTCAAGTAGTGAATCTGGTGGAATTGTTGTGGTATGGTTATCAGGTGGAATTGACCGGGCATACTATGCCGTAGCTTGTAGGGTTTCAACTGATGCAGGCCGGACAGATGAACGAACATTCAACATTCAGTGTAAAGAGCGGTGAGGTAAACAATCATGGCATACACTACAGCCGATAAGGTGCGAAAACTTCTCCCTGACCTGCTTGAAACAGAAGATGATTTAGGCGCAATTACCAGTGGCACATCGTTAATGTTATCCAATTTTGTATTCGCAGTCCCAACGATTTTAAAAAATTCAGTGGAACTCACAGTCATAACAGATTACACATTCAATCAACCTGATAGAGTCACACTGTTAACCGCAGCAGCAGGAGAGCGGTATATTGCACGGGTACACATCGCATATAACGATACTGATATTGAATCATTCATATCCGAAGCGGATTTGATAATTGACAGATATTTTATGAACATCACACCTGTGCCACTTGAATATTATGATGTTTGGTCAAAATACATCACTGCAGCTAAAATACTTCTCGTAAAGGCGCATGGTAACGAGGATATGTTGCTGTGGGCTAAAGAATATATGGATCAGGCCATAAACGGTATTGAAAAATATATTGATACAATTGAAACTTCATTTGTAGGCAGTACATCCGGCACCAGCGGTGGAGTGACACGATACGATAAGGATTCAGTAAAAGATTTCAATCTTGATCAGCGGGATGTGGCACAATATGGCAAAAGATAATGTAGATGTAGAGGTTGACATTTCAGGTGCAGTACGTACATTCCATGCTGCTGGTGTGAATGTACACAAAGCAATGCCTGTATTGCTTACCAGGCTGTCATTCAAAGGTGAAGGATTCATGAAGGGTGCGGCCCCTGTCCGGACTGGCACATTGCGGCGCAGTATACATGCATATCCTACCGTGCACCCGGCCGGGTTAGCTGCTGGTGTGAACTATGCATTTGCAGCAAATGTCCGGTCAAGAAAACCTCGATATATCGAGAAGACGAGAGATTATATTGTTCAAATCCAGCCAAAAGAATCCGATCTTATCATTCAAAGAGCATTGAGAGGGATGGATAAGTGACACTAGATGAACAGATTGATAACATTGAGTTTGAACTTAATAAACTCATGATGCGTGACCATATCACTGCCAAGACCTGGTTTACTGATATTGATAAACCATTAATCCAGTATCCATCAACGTTATTTATGTTGCGTTCTGCTGAAAGGAATGATATGCAAGTTGTTCAAAACTCAAATCAACTTGCTTGGGATTTGGAATATGATGTGTATTGTTTGTACAGCAGCATTGAAGGATTGAACAAGTTCACACATTCCCGTAAATTTGTGGATGCTATCTATAATCAGCTACAATCACAGCATGCATCAGGTAAAATGTTAAACTGCGCCTGTTTTAATCTTGAATGTGTAAATATCGAGTATGGAATAGTAACATTAGATCAACTCAAAACAACAACCGTATCAGGCGGTGTAATTAAATTAATTATTCAGGTATTTGAACAATTTGAAACGAGAGGTAATGTAAAATGACAACAGCAAACTCAGCCGGGTTTATGTCTGAAATGGTAATCGCAGAAGAGGTTATAAAAGGGACCACACCAGCAATCACGACAGGTTTACGAGATTATTTCACAGGGGATCCAGGCATAAACCCTGTACAGGGTACGATTGATGCAGGAAATGTACAATTACGGCACGTACCGTACTACGTTCCAGGTTCGTATCACATGGAAGGAACCCCTCCCCAGATTGTAACTCCGAATGGTCACATCGGGTATTGGTTAGGGTTGGCGATAGGAGACTCTGTAGATACAGGATTGGGGGGGACTGCATATAGTCATCTTTATCATCCCGATGATGACCTGAAAACATTTTCAATATGGTTCAAGCGCGGTGGAAATCAGCAAGTGGTAATACCGTATGGTGTTGTGAATACACTTGAACTTCGCCAGGCACCAAATGACGTACTTCGGTCCTCTGTCGGCTTCATTGGCAAAACCGAATCTGCGAATACTGATGATTTCTTAACATCGGCAGGATATGATGTGATAAAACCATTCCAAAACTCTGATCTTAATGTCACTGGTCCAGCCAATGCCACACAGATACACAATTCTGTAGTTACACTCAATAATGGTTTTGATGTGGCACGAGGCGGAGTGCATGGTTCTCGATATTATGCAGCAATGGTACCCGGAAAACGTCAAATAACTGGTACATTTGATTTATGGTTTGATGATGATGGTGACTATCAAAGTTTTTGGGGTAGTTCTACAGCCACTGAACCTAATGAATGTGGAGCTTATGATCCCATCCCGCTTGAACTTGAATGGAATTCATGCATAGAAGCTAGCGCAGGACATGATTTTTCATTGACAGTTTCATTACCTGAAGTGATGTATATGTCAACCACCGTAAACATTGAAGGCAGGGTTAAGCAGACTGTTAACTGGGGTGCCCAATATGATGCTACAGAATTGTTAGAAATAGCTGTTACGTTGGTTAATCAGGTGGATACATACCCATGAGTGAGATGAGTGCGCAGGAATTTAAAGAAAGGAGAGCTAAGGATACTACAGCTGATGAAATAGCGCATGCCTGCACTGCACCCACACCAGAACCAAATCCAGACCAGGAACTCATTAATGCAATGAGTATCCGACAATTCCTGATGGGTCGAACCAAGGAGACAATCCAAGTTCCAGTATCTGGAATGGGTGGAGTGAAAAATATTGAAATCCGGGCCCGTCTTTCGAAACAGGAATTAAAACCACATCAGTATATCCTTGATAGATGGAAACTTGCACAGGAAACAACTATCAAATTCATTGATACTGAAGAGGATGAAAAAGCATTGTGCGCGTTGATGGAAGATATTACGATTGACCCTGAAATAACCACAGAGTTTCTGTTAGATTCCGGCCTGTCGCCGGATGTGTGCGATGATATCCTGGCAGCATATCTTATATTAGAGCCAACCCGGCGCATGGTGGATACTCAGAAATTTCTCGGTGAGCGATTACGGGCAGGGATTCGCGCAAATGCTGCAGGCATGGGGGATTAAGTCACCGTCAGAATTCGGTGAAATGGATGATTTAGATAGAGAGTTCATTGAAAGTTCATGGATTAATCATGTTAAGAGGATGATGTAATGGTTTTAGGTAGTGTAGGCAATTCGGCAAATCAAATCCTTATTAAAATTAAGGGTGATGATAAAGATTTTCAGGATTCCCTTAAAAAGTCAGATAAATCCATGTCCTCATTTGCTACAAAAGCAAAAGCGTACGGTCCGATGGTTGGGGCCGCATTCGCTGCTGCAGCGATGGGATTTGTTGCCATGTCTGTTAAATGGGCAGCTGCAGAAGAGGCTGTCAGCAAACAGACAGCAGCACTGCTCAAAGCACAAGGTGTCATGTGGGGGGATGTGGGCGGAGAGCTTGATGCATACATGAAACAACTTGAACGGTTGACTACCTACAATGATACAGATTTACAGGTTGCATTCAATTCCATGATTGCAGCCGGGATGTCATACACTGAAGCAATGAACTCTATGAATACCGTCACATCAATGGCGTTTTCATTGAATAGAGATTTGGGTTCAATGGCGCAGTTAGTAGGGAAAGCGTACAACGGTCAAACAGGTGAACTGTCCCGGTATGGTATTGTTCTTGAGGAAGGTCTGGACAAATCAGAAGCATATGCAGCAGTATTGAAATATGTGGCGGATAATTTCGCGGATGCATCAGCGCGTTCAGAGACATTCAAAGGTCAGATTGGTAATTTGAACAATCAAATACATAACGTCGCTGAAGTGATTGGAACTGAGTTGTTACCACCACTCACTGATTTCATAACAATCATAGGTGATTGGGCAGGCGGTGGCGGTGCAGCGCAAACAGTTGCAGCGTTTCAGATTGTTGGGAAAAGCGTATGGCTTTTGATTGATTCATTGAAAGTGTTACAAGCGACAGAGGACTATCTGGCAGCACGGTTGGGATACTCGCTTGGCACAATTACAAAACTAGAGTATAATGAGGCTGTGCGTAATCTCAATGACATGTCTGATGCGTATGCAAGAACCGCTGAGGGAATTAATGAAAATATGAGTGTCCTTATGGGTGAGGCCGGCGCGCGAGCTGGAAATAATTTCAAACAAAATTTTGATGGAATGGCGTTTTCGGGTGGTGATGCAAGTACATCTGGCCGTGCTGATGGGACCGCGTACGGTGCCGGGTTCAGTGACGGTGTGTCCGAAGCGATGAAAAGAGCAGAAGAATCCGGGGGTATAAATTTGAGTAGTTTAGGCGCAGTTGGTGAACCTCGGAAGTCGGGTGATTGGGTAATAAGTTCTGATAGCATTAATATAGCACGAGCAAAACAACTTGAGCATTTGGATTGGACGGTAGATTATGCGTCACAGGGTGATTGAGAATGGCAACAATTGATGGAATCACTTTTAATTTATCACGTGGAGGAGTGTACACAAGACACAGAAATATCCATTTACCATCGATGAATTCATACATTAATACAATCCGGGATACTGGATATGATGGATTAGAGATTCGTGTTGTTGGGTTTGAAACTACACGGGCAGCGTATGATGATGTACTTACAGCATTCATGGCAACTGGTGTTCATTCTCTTGTCATCAATGAAGGTTGGGAATATCGAGTACATTCAGTGATTTTAAATCAAGATTTGTTGACTTATATTGTTGATAATTGGTATCCTTATACTCTCACGATGCGAACCAGTACACCGTATGCATACAGCACAACAGATGATCATCGGGCTAAAAGCATCACTTCAAACAATCAGGAATGGTCAGCAGCTGACTGGCCACCTGGGTTATTACCTAATAATAATTTTGAGGAGTGGAGTAATGGCGTAAATAGCGCCCCAAATGGATGGGTGGTGGAGGGAACCGGAGCTGGTATTACGCAGGATAATACAGTCGTAAAGGTTGGAACCTACAGTGCAAGACTTATATGTTCAACGAGTTATTTGGCGTATCTAAAGCATTATCTCTATGGATATGATGGGACTGAAATCACATTTGGCGCGTGGGTTTGGTGTAACACAGTAGGCAGGGCTCGAATTAACATATGGACCGGAATTGCAGATTCACCCTCTGCTTATCACACAGGTGGTAATACATGGGAATGGTTGACAACTACGGCGACAATTCACTCCGGGACTCATTCACCACAAGCGCATGTACAGTTTAGAATAAACTATGGAAATATAGTTTATATGCGTTGTGATGGGGCAGTACTGCTCAAAAGTGACTCAATTGAAGATAGCACATTTATGTTAAATATTGATAATGGGGGCGCAGTGGCCACACCAGTTGATATTCAGGTTACATCAGCAACAGCACCAAGTTCAGAACAATCGACATTAAGTCAACTGGAGAGTTACTAATGGCAACTAATCACGGGGGTGCTAACTGGACTCCAGTAAATGGATCTGAACTGAATGGCACACACACAAACGTAGGTACATTTTCCATCACAAGCGGGTACACGTGTAACGTTGCGCAGGGAATTCCATTCGCAGTGTATGCTGAAACTATAACAATCGCAGGAGATATTAATGGTATTGGGAAGGGTTACGCTGGGGGTACCGTAAATTCAAACGGTGCTGGTCCTGGCGGCGGTACGAAAGGATCAACTAATGTAATTCATGCTGGCGGTGGTGGTTATGGAGGTGATGGTGGTGACGGATACAATAACACCTCTACACAGGGGATTGGTGGAGATGTATATGGGAATGCGAACGGGACAGTAGCACAAATGGGTTCTGGGGGTGCTGGCGGAAGTTCAGGAGGTGGAACCGCTTCAGGCGGGGGTAATGGTGGCGGTTCAGTGATATTGTGTGCAAACACGATTTCAATTGCCTACGGTGCTACTGTTTTGTGTCATGGGACTGATGGTGGTTATGCAGCCAGTCCTGGTGCCGGTGGTAGCGGTGGTGGAGTATTACTAATATGTAATCATTTGAATATTGATGGCGCGGCACAGGCAAGCGGTGGAATGGGTGGAGCTTCTAGTGGTACAGGCGGTGGCGGTGGAGGCGGTGGCGGCAGATGTAAAACAGTATGTGCCACATACAACAATGATCCGTATAATTTCATGAATGCTGCTGGCGGGACATCGCAAGGGATAGGTGACCCTGGCCTAATTGGAACGGAAGATGTATGCAATACTTTAGGAAAATTAGATGCTACACATCCTGTTGGCCAGACATTCAATTTTGGTATTGCTGGTTCTGTAGTGATGACTCAAGTGATTCTAAAAGCCGGGTCATATACCACTGCTGGGGTTTGCACGCTCACTGTGTATAACAATTCCAGTAAAAGTGTAACGTATGGCAGTGCATCAAATACTATTGATTCAACGTCTGACGAGACATGGACGTTTACTACTCCTGTTGAATTGCCTGACGGACAGCTCGATTATTATATGGAACTGACAACCAGCGCAGCAGTGTGCACGATGGCATATTCATGTACCAATAATTTCAGCGATTATATGTATTATGAAGATGGTGAAGCCGTTGGTGTATCATTATACATGAAATTGTATACATATGCGCATGTCGTTAATCCTGTTGTATATAATAAATCAAAGAGTAATGTTAAGTGTCATGTAGCAAATAAAATACTCACTGGTGCACGGCACACAATTAGAGCGGATGGGATTGGGAATGTTCAGTATGCAGATGATTTAATCACAGCAAAGTATGTCGGGGACTGCTCAGTAGCGTCTAATGACACATATTATGATATAAGTCAATATCTGAGAATCACGTTTGGTGGTACTTTGGAGTATAAAATTGACTGCAAATATCCTATTGTTGGGATGCCGAAGTTTACTGCATTAATAAATTTGGTGGCATCGGGAGTAGGCACAATCCAGATTGCTGAGGATGTTGATGGATTACCTGGTATGTGGTATGATGTGCCTACAGATGTACCAGACGATACTCAGGAAGATTATCTATTTGAGTGTGATTCTCTGAGTTTTGAGGGGAAAACGATACTATATTTCCGGTTTAATGTAACGGTAGGTGAATTTTGGATAAAACAATTTAGCATTGATATCAAAATTGACACAACCAGTGCACAGATCCCTCAAGTCATTCCATCTGATGCTAACACGTTTGTATGTGACCAGGATGAAACATCGAGTATTGATTGTATAGTTGAATTGAAATATTCGGATGTGCGATATTGACATTGAGTGTGAGTGTTGAGCATGAAAGTAGCATATATCATCCTCGTGTAATCTCTGCAACCAGTACATCCACATTTCCATTTTCGCATCCGGTTGCAAGCATAAAATGTGTAGCAGAAAAACACTTCCGGGTAGATGATATTGTTAGAATTGGTGATATATTCCATGGCCGAATTATCAATCTTTTAACTGATGGTCACACAATGCAAATATCATGTCGTGGCCATTCCCAGGAACTAAATCATAAATATGTGACTGGCGATTATACACAAACTGGTGTCACCTCAGGTGATGTACTTGAATATTTGATATATACATATCTCACCCGGCTCACCTCCGGAACCCTTCAAGGAGATACAATCACGAGTTTTAATATCTCTGCGAATCAAGCGAATATTTATGATGTAGTGAAAAATCTTGAAGTGTATGATAGTAATCATCGATTGCAGGTTGTAACTCAATATACAGATAATCATTACACATCTTCTCAAGTAAACTGGCTGCCATTGCCTACTGTTTCGAATCTAATCTTAAGCCATAACTCCGCCGGTGTGCTGGGGGCAAATTATAAGGCAATTGGTACGGAGATCAGAAACAAGATATATATTTTTGGTAGTGTTTCAGAAGATCCTGCCACTGGAATCTCAACACAAAAGTATGGTTTTGCAGAAGATACACCGAGTCAAAACAAATATGGGGTTAGAGAATTTCCTTACTGTGACCATGCTCTTGATGATGATGCTATGTGTACCACCATGGCGCAGGGGCTTGTTAATCAAAATTCTATGCCAAAATTAAACGGTTCTGTGACCATGGCAGGAACTATAATTTATCCTGGGGACCTCGTTACATGTGATTTTGACATGTATTTAGATGGAGAGCGTTTTGAAGGAGAGTACCGGGTTGTCCGGGTAGATCATCGGATGAGTCCCTGGCTGACAACCGTTACTCTTGGCCAGTATGTTAAATCTGAGGGTGAAGTGATTGCTGATTCAGTTAACAATCACCGTTTAAATAATTTAAATTCTATACTTTGAAAATGTGGGCCGTTTGTGGCAGGCACGGCCCAGACCTGGGGGAGAATGAGGTCACATTGATGTATTTCATCTGCTTTATCGTGGGGTGCAGGGGCGCTAGCAATACCCCTGACTTTTAGTCAGGGGATACGCAAGCTTGTGGAGGCCATCTCAACAGAGAGCCTATGAAACAAGAAGCCCCTCTACTTATTTTGATTATGAGAAAATATATTTTGATCTATCAAGGATAGA